TTTTTCTACCTCTTTGATATCAAAAGGTACGCCAGTTCCCATGATTCCGTTTGGCACAACTAATTCTGCAAACTCTCTAGCATAGACCTCAAATTGCTTATCTGGCCAAATACTATTACGGACGGCTATAACTCTACCATGCACTGATGCATAGTCGTTGTTATATGACCGAAAGGCGAAAACAGATGGACTTTCGACAAGTTGTGAACTTATGGCGACAGCAGGGTTGCGTTTACCAGTCTCTGTAAACAGAGGACGGCATGTTTGATAAGCCATTGGTATAGCAACAGTGCTGACGACATGATGTGATCTTTTATCTACCTTAGCATCTAAGAGCCTATGTAAAAGAGGAGCTTTGATATTAGCCTCTTCCACATAAGATGCAGTTAGCTGACGTTCGACATACGCCATATCTATGTCAGCCGCTTGCTTTCTTATTTGCAAAGTATCAAAAATATCATATTTTAGTTCAATATGTCTAGTTGATCCATTTTCGCCTATTGAGAGTAAATCCTTTTGCATTTGTAACATAATGTTAAAATTCCCAGATGTTATTTTCCTACGTTTGAAACCTAATTCGAGAGTTGTGTACGCTTCCCAGAAAGGGTAGGGTACTTTAGTTGCTGGCATGATAGTGATTAAGCGATGGTCGGGATCATCGTCGATCTCCTTTTGAGTAACATCAAATGTTATCATGTCATCGTTATAATCAATAATTGCAACAGTATCTCCAATATAATTCCAAAGTTGATGTGAGTAGGAAGAGCCACCTTGCACTGAATAATGTACTACATCATTTTCGATATAAAATGAATAATCTTTTCGCGTAGCCGCTACTATTTTGGGGTAAAAAGTATACATCATAATAGGGCGACCAAACTTTAGGTATTCATTAATATCTAAATAATAGTCTACATCAGTCATTAGGATTACATGTTGATCGGTGATGAGGTCGTTGCGATACGGGAGTTTTAGATCCTTAGTATCGTAAAAGTAACGGCACCCATCACTATCTTCAACATCGGTCCTTGCAAAGGAGACTTGGTATGGGATATAACCTTTTCGAGAAACAAGAGTCTTAAGAGTATGGTTAGCAGCTGTGCGATTCCGAGCCGAGAGTTGATGAGTATGCGCTTTAGCTGTTGGCAAAAGCGATATAACTGATAACTCATGATCAAATAAGCGACGATAGTCGACGGTCGGGTGCAACAGGTGTTTAGCAATACACGCGGACAATTGTTGGATGTTCCATACTCGATAGGATATGGCAAAACGATAGATGTAATTAAGCATGAATTTAAATTGTTGAAAAACGGTGTTTGTGTCTTTGCTTCCAGGGTCAGCTTTGACCCAACAAGGTTCTGGACTGACGATACGGACTCCGTATGCAGTTGAAACGCTTGTTTGGAGAGGTTTTCTCCTAAGAAGCGACAAGCAGAATCGTAAAAATTTCTTAAACGATTGATATAATCTGCGTATCCTTTCAGCCATCCCCAAATGCGACACAATGGTGGTTTGGAGGCGATCCATACGGGTAGGCCGAGCATCTTTAAGTACTGCAACATTTTCATTAGGCATGACATTAAAGGTACAATATAATTTAATATATTCAAGTTGTTAAAATTTCAAGTTTAAAGTTTAAGTTTAAGTTTTAAGTTTGTTTGCGACAATATTCT